GTCTGTAACGCACCCTTTTCAAAGTATGCATCATCGTTTGGAATTACCCAGTAAGGAGCGTGCGGTGTTGACTTGACGATTAGGTTCCAAGCTCCATTAGCACCAAGTCCGTGTGGGACTTCGATGTGCCACAGATTCCTTACAAATTCCTTACTTACCGTAGGTTCCCAAGACTTTGTGCCTGAGTTATTGACAACTACTAGGTGATCTACAGGGTAGTCAATCGAGTCAATTAGCCTCTGCGCCAGGTCAAACTTTGTAAGTGTGGCAAAACCTAATACCGGAATCACTTATACAGCTCTCGAAGGAACGGCATCCAGCTCTCGTTCCAGACCTTCTCCACATCAAACTGCTTAGCAAAGTCAATCGCCTGCTGAGAAGTGCCACGCTCGGCGTTGTAAGCCTGGTCAAGAGCCTTTACGATGCCGTTGACGGATGGAATCATAAAGAATGACGACTGAGGTTCATCCCAGAACGCCTGACCATCAACCTTCCAGCTATCTTCGGAGGCTAGGTCGGCAGAAGCAGCAAAGTTGCTTGTAATCACCCTCGTACCGCACGCCTGAGCCTCCACAGTCGGGATGCCAAAGCCCTCGCCGTATGAAGTGCTTAGCAGGACATCAAAAGCCGTGTAGAAGGCAGCCAGCTCTTCTTCTGAGTATCCGGTGCGAAGCTGATAAGGATCAGGGAACAGCACATTATCCTTCGGGATGCCAGCCATGGTGATTAGCACATCCAAACCAAATCCGTTGTAAGCACGAGAAGGCTCGCTGTGGATGTATAGGTAGCTGTCTGGATACTTCTTCTGGTGAAGTGCAAAGGCTAGTAGGTTTTCTGCAAAAGCCTTGCGGTGAATCTGACCGTTTGCTTTATTAGCAGCAACTATTCCAACTAGGAAAGCACCTTCTGGCACTTGCATAAACTCACGGGTTGGCTTGCCCTGAATAGTCAAGGTTGGCTTGTAAGTATTTGTGTCAATAGCGTGCGGAATGTAAGTGGACTGAATACCCATTGCCTCTAGCTGTCGCTGACCGTGAGGCGACATTGTTACTGGCTTTACATTGTCTCTGATTAAGAACTCACGCACTCCAGGGGGCAGGGTGATGTGATCTAGTGGAACCCACGAGACAATCGTGTCGTCATACTTGAGGTTGTTGTAAACCCAGACATCGTACAGAGTAAACAGCACGGTCTTGAGGTCAGGGTGTTGACTAGCAAAGTCCTGAGTCCAGACGGGCATTACATCTGTAGAGTAAGCAGTCAAACCTCTTGGGTAGTGTGGGATTGAATGTCCATCAATGTTGAGTGTGGACTTTGCGCCTTCTAAACCATAGTTAGACAGCGAGGCTACCTTGAGGCCGTGTCTAAGCAAACGCTCTACCAAGAGCTTGCCTTGATTCCCATAGCCAGTAGGCATACCAGGAGTATTAGATGCTAGGGCGACAGCGCCCTTGATTTGTTTGTAGGTTGTCATACCAATACTTTACATAGAAGAAACCCCCCGTGCAACCTACAACACGGGGGGTTTCAGCTTGTCTCAGAGGATTAGCTTGCAGCGCCTCTGAAGAACTTGATGTGACCTGAGTGAGTCAAGTCACCATCAACACGCAACATCACACGGTAGGTGATGGTGTCAGTGTTGAAGGCGTAGTCGGTAGAGGTAGCAACCTGTAGTCCACCAGCAACACGAACCTTGTAAGAAGGTAGGTGTCCGAATAGAACAGACTTTGCACCAGTGCCGATAGCAGCCATGCCTGGGTTCTCGATGACGGAGTACCCTGCAAACGAGTCTGGCTGGCCTACATTTACGGTGTAAAGGTAGTTACCTGCGGTGTCTTTGAGGGTTCTCATCTTGCCGATGGTTGCACCAGCAGCCATGTAAGCAACACCTGGTAGACGGCGAGCTGCACCATCAAGGGTGTACTGAAGGTCAACAAGCTGGTCAGCGGTGAACAGACCTGCAACGCCAGTGCCACCAGTGACACCAGAGCCAGCAGCGGTTACAACACCGTTTGGCTTGTCGGATCCGTCACCAGTGGTTAGTGCGGCGTTGATTGCGAAGCCTAGACCGTTACCAGCCTGCTCAGCTAGGTGTGCAGAGATGTCAAATCCTGCATCCTGGACTAGCTCTGAGGCCACCGGAATCATCAGACCGTACTTGTAGGCTCCCAAGGTGATGGAGCTGTAAGTAGGCTCTGAGTCAGCTACGGTTCCAGCAGCAGCAACTAGGGTTGCGGTGCTGTAGGCAGTTAGTAGAGGTAGGGTCAAGTCCTCACCGCTGGCGGTGTTGATTCGCTGACCTACATCTAGCATTGGGCCAACCAAGCGAGCTACATTGAATACCTCATCGTAGAACGACTTTGGAACAGTGTTAGCCGAAGGAACCAAGGTTCGCTTCTCGAAGGTGTGGGATCCACGGGTGCTTGCAATCTCACGAAGGATTGCAGAAGCGGAACGCTCCTCTTCCTGTGGTAGTGCGAAGCCCTTAGCAGCTACAGCTGCCTCTAGCTTGCGCTCTTCGTTGCGGGTTGCAACGCCGATTGCCTCGTCTGCTGAGCGGATGTCAGCTTCGATGCGGTCAATCTTTTGTAGTTCAGCAGCGTCAAGTCCACGCTTCTCGCCCTCTGCGGATTCGATTACATCACGAATCTGCTCGGTCAAGTTAGCACGGAGTTCCTGCTGAGCCTTGATGAACTCAGACATTTAGTCTCCTTATAGTTTCTATTGGGATACCAGTGGCGTTGACGCTCAACTGAATGACGGCAGAGCTGACTCACATCCGTTATGTAAATTTTACATTGATTTGGACAAGCACTTTTAGGTAAAGGAAAACCCCACCAGCCGAAAGAGATTCTGGTGGGGTAAACCCGTTGCTTGGCAGGAGACTAGCGAGTCTCTTCTGGCTTGGTTACACGGGTTTCCTTGATTGACCTCTCAGATGCAGTCTCAACTGCTGTGGAGTCTAGGTCAACGATTGCATCTGCAAAACGCTCTGCGTATTCAAAGATCACACCGGAGTCTGGGTTTCCCGCAACCTCCAAGATTGCCTTCTTGATGTCTGCTTTAGTTGCCACTTTCAATCCTATTCATCAGTAGTTGTAGCTTTTTCTTCTTTAGTTCTAGCATAGCCTGAGAGTTATCTGGCTCTGCTTCTTCGGTTGCCTCTGCCGTAGGTACAAGAGAGTCAACAGCCTGGGTGATTAGCCTGCCCTCATCTGGGGTTAGGTCACTGCCATCTTCAAGCTTGATTAGTGCGTCAGCTAGTGCATCAGCATCTATGCCTGAACGAGTAGCAACCTTGTCTAGTCCACGAACCGATGCGGTTCCAGCAGTTGCGGAATAAGCAGGGAACGCAACCAAACTAACCTCGTGAAGTCTGACTGAATTTAGAGTGCGCTGTGCGCCGTCTGCACTCCAAGAGTCTCCGCCTTGCGGAACAGAGAATCCAAAGCTCATAGCGTCAATGTCACCACGGCGTAGAAGCTCTGCGACATCACGACCACGGGTAGTGTTTGGAAGCAAGCCTTCGACCATTAGACCGTGTGAATCTTCAGTCAAAGTCATTGTTCCAGCTCTGGTTGAACCTAGGATTTCTCCGGTGTCGTGGTTCCATAGGAACTTGATGTCGTTACGGGCACGGAGGGACTTGCGGAAGGCTCCAGGAGCAATCTGCTCGGTAAATGGTAGAGGCTCTGATGGAGAATTGAATACGGCAGCATAACCGCTGAAGCGCATACCCTCGGATTCTTCCCTTACCTCAAACTTCGTGTGACTTACACGAGTCTCAATCTTTGACAATGCTTCGCCTTTCGCTCGGCCTTCGTTCTCAGCTTCAATTCTAGCAACTACACCTTCGGCATAGGCTAAAACTCTTTGTGCGGCTCGCTTAGATGGGCCTGATCCCCAAAGCAAATGTGCAACTACGCCAGCACTTGGATAATCAGAGGAATCAGGTCTAGCGGCGGGCGAATCCAGATCAACAAGGTGACGAGCAATCCAAGCCCGTATGCGAACCCACTTCTCAGCGGTGACATTGCCAGATGCCATTGCACGAGCTTCTCGGATAGTTTTTTCAACCAGTCCATCTCCACCCTTACCTTCTTCGTAGTAGATCAGACCCTTACGGGCTGCTGCTCTCATGTAGGCTGGTGGAGTTAGGTTCACTGCTCTGATTTCGAGGCTACGCTCGCCTCCAGGTTCGATGCCTTCTTCGAGCGAAATGGCAACCATCTGGTCAATAGCCGATTCTTTAGTTTCGTGGCAACCCATAACTTCGCCATCGCTTTTTACAACTGCCCATCCTGAGCAGCTGTCAGCTTGGTCGGTAATAAAGTATGGCACTACTGGTCAATCCTCATCCAAGATACCTTGTGAGTGCCTGACGATGCTATTGCGTAAAGCGTTGTCAGTGGAGGAAGCTCAAAAATTATTGTGGAATTAGTATGCAAATTGAATCCGTTATCAGCAGTTACAGCTTCATTCCCAAGATAAACGCTATTCGTTCCTGAATTGTGTAAAACCAATTTGTATGGCGCATTAGATGTGCCATCCAATACCTGACGAGATGTCGTAACAGACATTTGACCAGTGGTAATCATTAGTTACCCCCAACATCGGTTGGCTGGTCAGGCTGAAGCTGTACCGAGTTGATGCCAGTGTGCTCGATAGCTGGCAAGCCTAGCTTCCGCATTACATCGGCTGGGTCGAATCCGACCTGAATCAAACGCTGTGCCATGTCCACACGCTCGGTCTGGGCAGATAGATCAGCTGCCTCGACATTTACATTTGCCAGTGGCACACGAACGGTGTCTGCCGATGGGTCATTGATTGGAGGCAAGTCCTCGATACGGCGAACATCATTGATGGTCAAGAAGCCAGACTGGAGACCAGTTGAAAAGGCAGTCATACGGGAGTTGATGTCGGCTCGTAGTAGCCCATCAAGGTTGAATCGGATAAACGCCTGCTCACCGCCTGCGTAGCGTGCCATAAGCGGGCTTAGAGCACCCTCAATCTTCTGCACGATTGGGCGTAGTCCGTGAGTGACCCAAGCAAGGTTGTTCTGCTCCACAGATGCGTAGGTGTTGGTTCCAGGTAGGCCCAGTAGGTGTGGTGGGACATTGAAAGCACGAGCGACATCTTCTACAGCCATACGGCGGGAGTCTAGGAACTGAGCTTGGTCGTTAGGGATGTTGGTTGGCTTGTACTGAGCGCCACCGGAGAGCACAGCGGTCTTGTGAGCCTTTGCCCAGCCCTTGTGACGGCTATCAAAAGCTTCCTGCATAGACTTAGCCTG